GACTTTTCAAAATCAGCTTTTACTTTTTGAGTAATCAAACTTGCAGTATATTTTTTCCCTTTAAATTCAATCGTTTGTGAACCTTCACCAGATGAATTTAAAATAGTACCTACTGAATCTGCCATTTTTTCCCCTTAGTTTTAACCAACAATAATAGAATAAGCACCTTTAGTTGCTAGTGTAATAGACATCTTTTGAACATCTTTTGCACCAGCATCGTAATTGATACCTGTAATCAGGCAATTAGTAATAGTAACTGCACCGGGGGTTACTGGATCACCATCGTTAATAGTAACAGTTCCCGATTGACCCTGTTTCAATCCGTAACCACCAACAACTTCTAACAAATCTAAAGTAATTTCAGCGGAATACATACCAATTGCATGAGAATCAAAACCTTGATTTACAAAATTGGTAGTGTCAACAACTTCAGCTTTTGAATTAACCGAAATGTTTGTTGCTGGAATATTTGATAAAGTTCCAAAATCAATTGAGCCTAATCTTCCTGATAAAACAGCCATTGTATAAACTCCTTAAATTAAATTTAGAATGCTACTTCACCAAAGTTTACGGTTGCATCTGCTGAAGGAATTAGAGTTAATTTTACTTTTTGAAGATCCTTTACAGGCATATCATAAGTGACTTGCGTTACAGTACAATTTTCAAAAATGAATGTTAAAGGATCTCCTGTATAAGGCCCGTATTCATTAGTTCCTAAAGTTGCTTGTGTGCTAGTTGGAGAGGTTGCAAGAAATGCAGTTCTGCCACCAGTTGGAGATAATTCAATATCCGCTTTCATACCAGCAAATATTGGAGGCAATGCAACTTTATCGTAAAGAATTTCTACTGTAATTTCTGCTGATTGAATACCTAGAACCAGTTCTGTGTAACCACCTGAAGCATAAGAAGAAGATTCAGGTGTTTCAATTTTTGTTGCAATGGTTGCTGTAGTAACTGGAAGTGTACCAGTTCCAACAATTCCATCTGTTCTAGTTAAATCAAATAAAGCAATTTTGCCTGTTAAAAAATAGTTTGTTACTGCTGGCATTTTTATCTCCTAGTTAAACCAAACCTTGTTCCATAAAACCATATTGTACCCTAAATCCGGTAACATTGTAAACCGTGTTAGGTTGTCCATTAATACTGAAGGGTTGAATACCTTTGATTGAAATTCTTGTAGGTGTTAAAGATTCTTCAAATTGATTGATTCTATAAATCTCTTTTCGTATTTTGTAACGATCTTCAAGATCGGTATATTCTAAATCCCTTGTGTAAGTTTGAACATAATAAACTCTGAAGTTGTAAAGGAACTCTACAATACCTCCAAATGTTTCTGTTCCAAGTTCTTCGCCATCGTCTGATGGTGCAATTATTACGCATGGAAACACATCCGTTTCACGAATTACAGAACCTTTTCGTTTGTAAATTGTGTAACCTAATGCAGTTAAATTTGTTGCTAAAGTATCTTCAATCGTAGTATAACGATCAGCGGGATTCGCTGTCATTATAGGCCGATTTGTTTTCATTACTTTTTGCATTAGCTGCTTTTCCTAGTGCAATCCAAAGCATAGTATTCTTGATTGCCCTGATTATCTACACCATTTACAAAATACTTATGAGCTTGTGAATCAGTTATTTCGCAATCAATTTGCGGAACTAATGGGGTTATATTTGTTTTCCAAACCAAAAACTTAGTCATGTTTTCAACTTTCATAACACCTGATTGATCATGATAGGCAACTGTAATTGCTCGCCTGTATCCGTAGTTCGTTGTTGCAGTATCACCAGCGGGATTAATTAAAATAAGAACTTCAGGGTTATCAAAAACATTGTATTCTTGCGATAAATCTAAAGTAGGCATAAACACTCCTACATGAATTGAGTACGAAATTCTTGGGGGTTTAATGTCCCTGCTACCTTGTTGCATTCCGTTACATTCAAAAGTTGTTGCTGTCTCCATTCTGTCCTAGAAACAGAAACACCTTCCCAAGAATATGAAGGTTGAGGATTTGCTGAATCTGCCAGCAGTGCTGCAATATAATTATTTCTAATAGTAAGAATATTTTCAGCAGGTGTAGGCATTGCAAATACTCCGATAAGAAAAAAAACCTGTACGGAAAAGGGAATAACCGTACAGGTCTTGAGGGGTTAACCCGTAGATTAAGCGGGTAAACCTTGAACTACATAGCGAGGATCCATAACACCGCAAGAACCCCACCACGATGCTTTAATAGCAACCGTGATATCCTGATTAAATTCCGCCCAATTATTTGCGGGAGCTTGAACAACTTCAAGTGGCTTCGCTTCGCGCCATACAAAAGCCTTTTTAAAGTTTCCAAGGAACACATACTTGTCTGCTGTTGAAGCTGCAACACCAGAAGTTACAAGAATATTCCTTGCATTTGCAGAGGTTAAAATCTTGTAATTAGTATCTAGTGGGTTAGGACTTTCAAGCTGTTCAACATCACCAGATGTTGCAAAAGGTCCATTCTTAGTAACTGTTTGAGGATTCAAAATCCTACTTGCAGTATACCTCTGGAAAGGCATAACTAGCATGGACATTGCACCTGGTTCAAAAATATGAATAGGTTTTCCAGTATTAGGGTCCTTCATATTGTAGAACAGTTGTTCAAGCGTGTTAATGCTTGACCAATTGCTCAAAGCATATGATGTAACCTTATTAATGAATCCAAAAGTCATACCAGCTTGTGCTGTAGTGCTATAGGTGTTTAGGGTAGATTCTGCACCTACAGCAGTTCCATAAACATAACTACCGGTTAAACCTAATACGGTATTTAAAATTCGTTCCTCGCGAACTAAACCGCAATAAGTTCCAACCGATTCAGCACTAGATAAAGCTTGGGAAGTTTTATCAGAGTAAATCATTTCAGCAGTAATTGCACAAATTCTACCAACCTTTTCGATTGCTGGAATGCGTACATAATTACCACTAAACTGAGTTTGAGAATAAGGCATCCCAGGTTGAACAACATCAGGGGAAGGACTGATATCGGACAACCAAGGAATCAATTCACTTGAAAGATTTTGACCAGCGGGAATTGTTTGTACCAATTCATCGCCAATCAAGTTTGCAAGTTTATATTTTTCCTGAACAGTAGTGATAAGAATCTGACCTGTGATTGCTGCAAAGTTACTTGCATCAACCGCTTCAGATGCTTCCATAAACACTCGATCAGGCCCGTTGAACCGTTGCATCTTCTCGGCCCAATCATCGCCAACAATACCTTCTGCAAGGCCACGAAGGGAAATGTTTCTCAAACTAATATCACCCTTGGCAATGGATTCTGCAAGGTAGGATTTAGTTTTCAAAACACCATTTTGTTTGCCAAATGCTTTAAGCTTTTTTCCTAGACTCTTCATTTCAAAATCTCCTAAAAATTAAAAAGTTTGTTTAACGGGATACCGAATTAAGTGAGGATAGCAATTGGAATTTTACAGTTCCATTACCAGCTAAAGATTCTACAACCCTGCCAATTGCTAAAGCAGCAGTTGCAACTTTTACAAGTGATTGTGGAAGGAGTACGCTAGCAGCGGAACTAGGGCCAACATAATCGCCAATAACTAATGCAACACCTGTATAATCTCCTTCATAAATACCAGAACAATCAATTCTGATTTGATTAGCTACAGAATTGCCATAGATTTTTTCAACATCTTCAAGCTTAGTTTGACCAGATATTCCAAGAAATGCTGTTGCAAAATTTTCTTGGGTTGTTGCTAAGTTGGTTGTCCAAGTAAAATCGGTTGCTGAAATAACCTCACCGGAAACTTGTGCAACAAGATCGCCTAGAGCGATTGCAGAAGTTGTATCAACTTCAGCCATAACAGGATTAGTAGTATTGAAACTGTAGCGGATCGACATTTCAGAATCTCCTAAAATAGTTTTGTTTATTTACCTAATACGGATTCGAGAAATTGTTTGTAACTTAATTCGCTTCTCGATTGCGAACCAGATGAGATTGGTTTGACCGCTGCTCTTGTTAATGCAACTTTTTTCCTGTCTCTGATCGCTTCGCTCCATAGCTTAGAATCAATTGCAGAAAGTTGTTTAACAAAAACACGGGTTGGTTCAAGATTAGATTCTTTAATTAGATTCACAATCTTTTCTTGTTTTAGCTTTTCGGATTTCCATTTCCGTAAAGATTTCAATTCAGATTTAGATTCTTTTTTAGGATCTTCATCATCATCTTCTTCTTTCATTTCTTCATCGTCATTTTCTTTTTCAAGAACTTCAGAATCTTGTTCTTTTGTTTCTTCATCATCTTCTTCTTTCATTTCTTCATCATCTTCTGCTTCAGACATACCACCTGATAATCCAAGCATTTCAAGAACCTGTTTTGATTTTTCTTCATCAGAACCTTCACCTTCACAAACTTCTTTTATTTTTGAATAAACATCATCTGCTTCATCCATCATTGGATCTTGCTCCGCTTCTTCT